CCTGCTGGAGTGGTTCTACTACGAGAAGGACAAGCAATCCGCCAACCGGCTGGAAATGTCCATCGACCACGATTTCTACGACAACCTGCAATGGGACCCGGAGGACGCCCAGGCGGTGCGGGACCGCGGGCAGATGCCGCTGGTCTACAACGAGGTCGCGCCGATGGTCGACTGGCTGATCGGTACCGAGCGTCGCACGCGAGTGGACTGGAAGGTGCTCCCGCGCGCCGAGGATGATGTCACGCTGGCGGACGTCAAGACCAAGGTGATGAAGTACATCTCCGACGTCAACCGCCTGGTGTTCCTGCGCTCCCGATCGTTTTCTGACGCCATCAAGGGCGGGCTGGGGTGGGTCGATGACGGCGCGCGCGACGATCCGACCAAGGATGTCCTGTATTCGATGTACCAGGACTGGCGCAATGTCCTGTATGACAGCGACGGCTACGAGCTGGACCTGAGCGATTGCCGGTACCTGTTCCGCTGGCGTTGGGTGGACGAGGACATCGCGGTAATGATGTTCCCGGACCGTGCCAACCGCATCCGGGCGGCCGTGGAAGAGGCGAGCCAGCGCACCGGAGGCGCGTTCGATGAAGAGTCTTGGTACGACTCCGTCGACACGATCGCCGGCCAAAGCCGCTCCGGGGTGATCTACGCCCATGGCACCGGCATGGCGGTTGACGCCAAGCGCCGCAAGGTGCGACTGATCGAGGCCCAGTACCGCAAGCCGACCACGGTCAAGGTCGTGGACAGCGGGCCGATGCAGGGACTGCTGTTCGATGAGCGCGACAGCCTGCTGACCCAGGCGGTGGTCGCCAGCGGCTCGCACCTGATCGACAAGGTGATGATGCGCATGCATGTCGCCGTGTTCACGGAAACCGACATGCTGGCCATGGGGCCGAGCATCTACCGGCACAACGATTTCAGCCTCACACCGATCTGGTGCTACCGCCGCGGGCGCGACCGCATGCCCTACGGCGTGATCCGCCGTGTCCGGGACATTCAGCAGGATCTGAACAAGCGCGCCAGCAAGGCGCTGTTCATGCTGAACACGAACCAGATCATCATGGACGAAGGGGCCGTCGAGGATGTGGACGTGGCGGCAGACGAGGCCGCACGGCCGGACGGCGTGATCGTCAAGAAGGCGGGCAAGGAGTTCCTGCTGCGCCGCGACACGGATGCCGCTTCGGGCCAGATCTCCATGATGACGCTGGATGCGCAGTCCATCCAGAAGTCGGCCGGCGTGGCCGATGAGAACCTGGGGCGCCAGACCAACGCGGTCAGCGGCGAGGCAATCAAGGCGCGTCAGCTACAAGGTTCCGTTGTCACGACGGAGCCCTTCGACAACCTGAGGCTGGCCACCCAGGTGCAGGGCCAGAAGCAACTATCGCTCAGCGAGCAGTTCTACTCGGCTCCGAAGGTCATCCGCCTGGTCGGCAACAAGGGTGCGATGGAGTGGGTCAAGGTCAACCAGCCGGAGCTGCAAGCCGATGGCACGGTGCGATTCCTCAACGACATCACGGCAAGCCAGGCCGACTTCGTGGTTTCCGAGCAGGACTATGCGGGCACGCTGCGCCATGTGATGTTCGATGCGCTGAACAATCTCGCCGGCCGCGTGCCGCCCGAAGTCGCCCTCAAGCTCATGACCATGGCGTTCGAGTTCTCGGACTTGCCCAACAAGGATGAGATCGCCGACCAGTTCCGCAAATTGACTGGCGAGCGCGATCCTGACAAGGAGATCACGCCGCAGGAGCAGGAGCAGCTTGACCAGCAGGCGGCCATGCAGGCCGAGGCGATGCAGGTGCAGCGCGAGCAGGCGCTGACGGCGCTGGAGGAGCAAAAGGCCAAGGTGCGCGAGATCAATGCCAAGGCGGCAAAGCTGGAGGTGGAGGCGGCCCAGGCCGGTGGTCAGCAGCAGGCGGGGGTAGACCTTCAAACCATGGCGGCGACTTCGGCCGAGATCGAGCGGCTGACCGAGGAACTTCGCCGCGCCCAGGCCGAGCTGGCCAGCGAAACGATCAAGGTCAACAAGGAAGCCGATACCCGCATCGAGATCGCGCGCATGGACGCCATGAGCCGCGAGCGCGTGGCCGAGATCCAGGCTGCCAGCAATGAGCGCTTGGCCGTGATCGAGCGCCGGCTGAACAGCCAGGAACCACAACCGAAAGCCGTGCCAAGCATGGCAGATTCAACCGCGTCTCAACAGGAGTGACCTATGGCCAAGAGCAAAGGCAACGCGATTGCCATCAGTGACGACGAGCGCTGGAAGTGCGAGCGAGACCTCGAATACCTGATCGAGGCCGAGAAGATCCGGAACGATTCCAAGCGTCTGGCGAAGGCGCAGGCCCTGGCCAAGGAAAAGATGATGGCCGCCGCTCAGGTGGCATCGCAGGTCGCGCCGGAGACGAAGTAACCCACCAACCACAAGGAGATACCTGTGAGTGCTGACAAGGAAGACATGCTGGACACCCTGACCCCGGAAGAGCGCGAGGCGATCGCCGAAGTCGACGCCGACGAACAGGCCGCGCTGGAGCGCATTGCCGCTGGTGCCGCCGATCCTGGCGGTGACGACGACGATGGCAATGGTGATGATGCGGTGGCAAACGATGCGGGCGCGGGTGCAGGAAGCGAGGGTGGCGATGCCGCCGCCGCTCCAGCTCCCGCGCCTGCCGATTCGCCGAAGGCCCAGGGCGCGGCCGAAGGTGCGCAACCGGCTGCTGCGCCAGCTCCCGCCGCCAAACAGGCTGGCGCCTACCGCGCCGACCTGCCGAGTGACTTCGCCGAGAAGAAGGCTGATGCGGACCGTCGCGCCGGTGAGCTGCGCGCCAAGTTCAAGGCGGGCGAGATCGAGGTGGAGGAGTACGAGGCGCAGCGCGCCACGATCGATGATGAGCGCGACGCCTTGCGCCGGGCCGAGATCAAGGCCGAGATCTCGCGCGAGATGAACGAGCAGTCGCTGGAGAACCAATGGCGGCAGGCCATCGAGCGCCAGATCGCGGAGGCGACCAAGCCCGAGCACGGCGGCATCGACTACAGCAAGGATGCCGAAAAGATGGGCGACCTCGACGGGTTCGTGCGCTCCCTGGGCGCCCGGCCGGAGAACGCTGACAAGCCCATGGACTGGTTCCTGGCGGAGGCGCACCGGCGTGTCCTGGCGTTGCACGGCATCACGCCGGCAGCAGCACCCGCTGCCGCGCCGGCGCAGGATGGGGCTGCTGCCGTGGCCGCGGCGGTGGACAAGCGCAAGCCGCCGACCGCGGCGGTGCCGCCCACGGTGGCGCATGTGCCGGGCTCGGATGGCCCGGGCGACATGGGCGGGGACGAGTTCGCCGATCTGGACCGCCTGGAGGGCGTGGAACTCGAAGCCGCGCTCTCCCGGCTGTCGCCCGCTCAGCGCGAAAAGTACGCAGCGGGGGCTTGATGGCCGAAGGCATGTCACGGCTGGTGATCGACGTCGAGCCCGGCGACAGCCTGGCCATCGGCGGGGAAATTCGCATCGACGTGCAGCACAAGTCGGGGCGTGCCGCGCGGCTTGTGATCGAGTTGCCGCGTGACGTGCGCGTGAATCGAAAAAAGGTCGACGCTGCACGCGAAAAACCCGTGGTCAGCATGACAGATTCCGTACCAAGCATGGTCACATAGGGCCTGCTGATAAAGCTGTCGAGCGCAGGAGGTGCTCTTTCAGGTTTCAACCTTTAGGAGTACCAAATGGCTCGCACTATCATTGGCGTGAACGACCCCAAAGCGGTCAAGCGCTGGTCCGGTCTGCTGGCGCTGGATGCCAGCCAGAAGTCCTACTTCAACAGCCGCTTCATGGCGCGCGGCGCCGAAGCCGAGGTGCCGATCCAGATCCTGACCGATCTGGAGTCGGACGCCGGCGAGGCGATCAGCTACGACCTGCTGGCCGAGCTGAAGATGGCCCCCATCGAAGGCGAGGACATCCTGGAAGGCAAGGAAGAGCAGCAGCGCTTCTACACCGACCAGATCTACATCGACCAGGCCCGCTGCGGCGTGAACACCGGCGGGCGCATGACCCGCAAGCGCACGCTGCACGACCTGCGTGCCAAGGCCAAGCGCCAGCAGTCGAGCTGGTGGGCGCGCCTGCAGGATGAACTGCTGTTCATCTACCTGTCGGGCGCCCGCGGCGTCAATCCGAACTTCCTGCTGCCGACCACCTATGCCGGCCGCGCGAACAACGGTCTGACCGCGCCCGATGCCTCGCACGTGCTGTATGGCGACAACGCGACGGCGTTCAACAACATCGACGCCAACGACAAGTTCGACCTGCGGCTGATCGATCGCGCCAAGACGCGCGCCGACAGCCAGGGCGGCGGGGCCACCGACATCCCGGTGTTGCAGCCCTGCAAGATCGACGGCAACGAGACGTTCGTCTGCGTGATGCACACCTTCCAGGAAGACGATCTGCGCAGCAACACGAACACCGGCCAGTGGCTGGACATCCAGAAGGCCGCCGCCGGCGCCGAAGGCCGCAACTCGCCCCTGTTCAAGGGCTCGCTGGGCATGTATCGCGGCGTGATCCTGCACAGCCATCGCAACGTGATCCGGTTCAACAACGCCGGCAGCGGTGCCAACGTGGAAGCCGCGCGCGCGCTGTTCATGGGCTCGCAGGCCGCGGTGGTGGCCTACGGCTCGCCCGGCACGAACCTGCGCTTCGACTGGCACGAGGAAACCCGCGACAACGGCGACAAGGTGGTCATCACGACCTCCAGCATCTTCGGCACGAAGAAGGTGCGCTTCGAAACCCCCGCGGGCTATCAGGACTTCGGCCTGTTCTCGCTGGACACCGCCTGCGCCGCTCGCTGATCGGCATCGACACAAGGAGAACGCAATGTTCACGAATCGCAACGACATCCTGGACGGCCGTGTCCCGACTGTCTTCCCCGCCGGCTCCGAGGTCGTGGCGCAGCGCGCGACGATTGCCCTGGTGGCGGCCGACCTGGACGCCAACGACTGCGGCGCGGTCACGATCCTGCCCACCGGCTGCGTGCCGGTGGCGCTGATCTACGACAGCGACGATCTGGACACCAACGGTACGGCGACCATCACCGCCTCCGTGGGCCTGATCAATGCCGACGAGTCGGACCTGTCGACCGTTCTGGCGACCGGCATCACGGCCAGCCGCGATGGCACCGCTGCCCATGTGGTCACCAAGGAAATGGTGGCGCTCGCGCCGGCCCCTGTCGATCGCAAGGTTGGCGTGAAGTTCACGGCCGCTGCCGCCACGAAGGCTGCCGGCGTGCTGGGCCTGACGCTGCTGTATCGCGCGGCCTGATCGTCAAGGTTGTCTCCTTGATCGGCGTCCCGCGCCGTCGGGTTTGAAGGGGGCCGATGCGCCCCCTTCTTTTTTTCGGAGAAGTTCACATGAAACTGCAAACCTCGATCAAACCGCGCCGTGACGGGGTGGTGAAGCTGGCGGGTCTCAACGGCAAGACCTACGAGTTCAAGCCCGATGCCCAGGGTGACCTGGTGTGCGACATCGACGATGATGCCACTGTCGTGCACGTGCTGCAGGTGCAGGGTGACCACTTCTGGCCGGCCGACGACGACGGCATGAGCCAGGCGGATGCGCTCATCGCCGCGGCGCAGGAGAACGACGATGCGGAAGATGATGACGAAGGCGAAGCCGCGAATCCCAGCGCCTTGCCGGTCGAGGCCAACACGCCTCCGGTGGTAGCCCCCGGCAAGGCCCGCAAGAGTGGCCGCCGCAAGAAGACCGACGTCGACGCCGGCTGAAGCACGCCATGGCTGACTGGTCGTTCTTTCATGCTCGCGTGGTGCCCCGTGTGATCGGGTGCCCGGCGCCCGTGGTTGACGCCGAGTTGCGCAACGCTGCCGCGGAGTTCCTGTCCCGCACCAGGGCCTGGCGCGAGTGGCTGGAGCCGATGAACGTTTTTGATGGCTTCCGTGACATGGAGATGGATTTGCCGGCCGGATCGTCTGTGGTTCGCATCGAGCGGGCGACTTTGAACGGTGCGCCGTTTCCTGTTGATGGCGCATTTGAGCTTGATGCCGATCCGATGCGCGGTACGGTTGGCGATGGCATCTCGTCGGCCGATAGAGCGACTATCGTGCTTTCACGGCAACTGCCGGCCGGAAGCAGTATCCAGATTCAGGCGTCGCTGGCTCCATCAAATGAGGCCACGGGCGTGCCGGACCACGTGGCCAGGAACTTCGAAGACGGCATCGCGTTCGGCGCGCTGAGCAGGATCCGCTCCATCCCCGGCCAGCCTTTCTCCGATGACGCCAGGGCCGCGGCCGATCTGCTGCTGTTCGAGCGAGAGATCGCCCGTGTGGCCGCGCTCGTGTATCGGAGCCACACCAACACGAAACCGCGCCGCAGCGTGCAATGGTGCTGATATGGCTGTCGAGGCGAAGACCATCATCTACGAGGCCCAGCGGGCCATGAACGACAAGTCGGGGGTGCGCGCGCCTGCGTCGGATCTGGTGCGGCTGCTCAACCGAGCGCAGCGTGACATCGCGGTGAGCCGGCCGGATACGACGGCGCGGGTCTTTGAGCACGAGCTGGCGGAGGGCGCGCGCCAAGAGCTACCGGAGGAGGTTGCGCTGCTGATCGACCTGCCGGCGAATGTTTCAGGGCGTCGCAGGGCCATCACGCGGACGGGGCTGCCGCTGCTGGACGCGGCCGTGCCGGATTGGCGGTATGGCGCCAAGAAGGGCGAGGTTGTGCATTTCATGCACGATCACCGGACGCCGCGCGTGTTCTGGGTCTATCCGCCAGCGATAGATGGCACGTCGGTCGAGATGGAGGCGTCCATGTACCCGGCCGACATCCTTGTGCCCGCAGGAGACTCATCGGACGATGTGGCCGGCGTGATCAGCCTGGCCGACGAGTGGTCGACAGCCTTGTTGCTGGTGGTTCTGTACTACGCCTAC